GTAGGTGCAGGTTCTGCATTCTTTGGTACAGATGCTGGTTCTGGTTGGTTAAGTAACCTCTTTACATAATAAGGTAATATATCATGGCACAACAAGGTTTATTTACACAAGGCCCATCGATTGATGACCTACTAGCGAAGCGTAACACACGCGCAAGCACTCTACAGCGCCAACTAATGCAACAAGCATCTCAGGGCGCTGCTAGGCCGATGGAAACACAAGCTGCTAGTCTTATTGGCTCAAGTCTCGGACGAGCCTTAGCTGGCGCTATGGACGGAGGTAGCACTAGGGAGAAGTTAGAAGCTGAACAAGCTAAAAAGCGTGAAGCTCAAAATGGTTACTTAGACGCTGCAGCCTCTGAGAAGTCAGAGACTATGTTTGCGCAGGTTAAACTCCTACAGTCTGCCAACCATCCAGCAGCTGCCGCTAAACTGCTTCAATTAGCTAAGGCTGCTAAGAAAGAGGAGGAGGATACAGCGGCAGCGGTGGCTCAAGCTACTGCAGATGCTGAAGATGCACAACGTGTACAGAACTTAGCTAAACAGAAGATCATTGATGATAAGGCTGCTTTGGTTAAGAAGTATGAAGTAGAAGCGCAGGTACGTAAAGAGGCAAGGATTGAGCAGTTACGTAAGGAAGGTGTTGAAGCAGATGCAGCAAAAGCCCAAGCAACAGCCGAAGCAGAGAGGAATAAGGTTGTTGTTATATCAGGCGCTGACTATAATGCACAATATAATGGTGAACTGTCTGAAGATAGTATGTGGATGCTCAGTAAGAATGGCCATATGCAACAGATTGACAAACCTACTGGCAAGTCTAATGTAAATGTGAATGTTGAAGCAGGTATGAACCCTGTGTTTGACAAGAAAGGTAATATAACTGAACTTATACCTATTAAAGGTGGTAAGCAATGGCTAGCTGCGCAGGCACTAGAGGCTGCAGAGGCTGAGGCTCAAGCCCGTGATGATGTTGCTGAAGATGCTGACGAGAGGCAAGAAGGAACAATAAACTGGTCAATAGATGAAGCCTTGAGGATTGCAGACTTAGATAGTCTCACTACACCTATCTTTGGTAAACTAAATCTAGGCAAACTAGCTGGAACTGTTGAGGGAAGTGAAAGGTCTAACCTTGAAGCTGCTATGGAGCCTATCATGGCTGATGCAGCCTTTGATACTTTGGCTGATATGAGGGCTGCTAGTAAGACAGGTGGCGCTTTGGGTGCTATCAACACTGCAGAACTTAACTTACTTAAGGCTTCTCGTGGGTCTTTACAGCTATCACAAGGTAAGGAAGAGTTTGTAGCGAACCTGAAGAGGTATCAAATAATGTTTAAAGACGGTATGCATGGCAGTCGTAAAGCCGTTGCTCGTTACAATAAACGTAACCCTACAAAGGTGCCTCTAGTATACTGGGGTGATGCTGAAGCAGCAGCAGAGGCTAAAGGTAAAGCCTCACAAGCTGAAGTAAACGCAACGGGCACTGTCCCTAGTGCTGCACCTATGTCTGCCTCTGTTGCTAAATATTATTAAGGATAAAATCTATGTCATATACAAAAGAACAGCATATCGCAGCTTTACGCAAGGCTGTGGATGCAGGAGACATGGGGGCAGCAGAGCAAATAGCAGCTACTTTGGATGCTATGCAGGGGACTCCTGCAGCTCCTGAGGCTCCTAAAGAAGAGTCACTATACGCTGGTATGCTTGACACGGCTAAAGATGCCTACGACACTGTAGGCGGTACTATGAAAGCAGGAGGCAAAGGCTTCCTGATGGGCGGTGGTGATATAGTTAACGCAGGTGTCTATGCTGCAGGTGAGAAACTAATAGGTGACGAGCGGCCCTATGGCGAAGTCTTTGACGAGAAGCTAGCTGTAGAGAAGCAAGAAGCTGAACAATTCTCTGAGGAGCATGGAGCATTATCCTTTGGTGCAGAGATTGTAGGTTCTATTGCTAGTCCTATCAACAAAGCCTTAGGCGCACTTAAGGTTGCTAAAGGCACAAGTGGTTTAGCTACTGCTGCCAACACAGGTGCCCAAGGTGCTATAGCTGGTTCAGGTTATGTCTTCTTAGACACTGATGGTTCTATCGTAGATCGCTTAGATGCTGCTAGTAGCGTTGCTGTACCTTCTGCTATGTTTGGTGTAGTGGGTGGTAAAGCTATGTCATTAATTGGGGATGGAGGCATTAAGTTAATGTCAGTGTCCACAGATGTCTTTAAGAAGGTATTTGCTAAGACCTTAGGCACTAAGCAAGGCAATAGCACTACTGCAATACTTAAGCAGTCTAAGAATGATGCTTATCAATTAGTTAAGGATAACAACATTAGGTTTGGTGGCTCTATGATCAACAAGGCTAAGAATGCTTTTGTAGCTAAAGTTCAGGCAAGTAAGAACTTCTCTAATAAGTCTAAGATACATGCTGACACTATGGAGCTAGTGGAAGACTTAACTGTATCAGCCCGTGGTAAGGGAGTAGAACTAATTGAACTAGACGTAGCACAACAGGCGCTATGGAAAAAGTACAAAGGAGCCAAAGTTCAGGGCGAGGAGTCTGTAGTCTTAGATGCAATTAATATGATTGATGACCTAATAAAGTCACACCCAAGCACTTCAGAAGCTATGAACGTAGCTAGGCTAGCCAACAGGCGCTATATGAAAGCTGAGACTATTGATCGTATAACAAATAAGATAAAGTTAGACGAGTCATTTAAGGGTAAGCCTAAAGTAGATCAGATGAAAGCTGCTTTAGCTAAGATCATAAATAACCCTCGTGATGTTAAGCATTATGATGCTGCAGAGATAGCTAGGTTTAAAGAGTTTATTGCTGATGATGGTACAGCCGCACAAAAGGTTATCAAGGCCTTTGGTAACTTAAGCCCTACTGCTCTCCTAGGTAAGATACTGCAGGGTGGTGGTGGTGCAACAGCTATATCCACAGGCGGTGTTTCATTAGCGGCAACAGCAGCATTAGGCGCTGCAGGTTATGGTGCTAAGAAGTATGCAGAAGGTGCGGCTAATAGACGTACTGCAGCCTTTGCTAAGGAAATGCAAGGCAACGCTAGGGCTGCTAAACCTACTACTGGTAATGGTGGTATGCTTACTGGCCCCGTTGCAGGTGCTTACAATGATGACAACCAACGCTATCTTGAAGCACAGCGTAGATCAGCTAGGTAAAATCTAAGCAAAAAAATAGGGCACCAAGGACTCAATTAAGAATCCTTGGTGCCCTTTCTTATGCCTACGATTTAACTACATTCCTTCTGACCTGTCTCAAAGTCAATATAACATGCACTCGCCTCTTCCTTATCCTCAGGCTTTAGTTCAGCTTCTGGTTTATCATTTAAGATACCAAACCGCTTACCACCTGAGTTGAACGTAGTACATCCTTTGCAACCCTGTTCCCAAGCTCCCATGTAGATACCCTTGAACTCTTCCCAAGGCATATCAGGTGAACAGTTAATAGTCTTACTTACTGCACTATCAACATACTTAGAACTCAACGCTAGGACACCTAAGTGTTCCTCGGCTGTACAGTCGTTAGCTTTCTTACCACGGACTCCCCAAGTACGATAAGCATAGTCCATAACTTCCTCAACGATAGGCCCATCTTCCGTCTGTATCGTTCTGTCATAGCCATAGCTAAACACAGGTTCGATGCCACCACTAACATTATCAGCGGTAAGGCTAATAGTGCCTGTGGGTGCAAAGCTGAGTAAGTGACTGTTACGTATTCCATACTTCCTAATTCCTGCTCTAACTGTTTTAGGTAACGTCTTAATGAACTTACCCTTTAAGTAGAGGTCAATGTCTAAAGCAGGGAAAGCTCCCTTCTCTTTAGCCAAGGCCACTGAGGTGCGATATGTTTCATCACGTATCACCCTAAAGATATCTTCTGCTACCTCAAGGAACTTAGGAGAGCCATACGAGAAGCCTAAGGCCTCTATAGCATTAGCTAACCCAGTTACACCTAAACCCATCCTACGCTTGTCACGCGACTCCTCTGCCTGCTTCTCTAAGGGGAATACAGTGTTATCATGTATGTTGTCCATTGCCCTTGTGACTACGGGTATATCTTGCATGAGTTGTGCAAAGTTAAATGACCTTGTACCTTCATCATCAAAGTCGATATACTTAACCAAGTTATAGCTACCTAGGAGACAAGCACCATTAGATGGTAGAGGCTGTTCACCACATGGGTTAGTAGCTTCAATAGTCTCACAGTAGTATAGGTTATTCATCTCATTTATCCTATCGATAAACAAAATTCCTGGCTCTGCCCAGTCCCAAGTAGACCGCATAACCATCTCCCATAGGGCTGGAGCGAATATCTGCTTGAATACCTTACCTTCAAACGTGAGGTTAAACATCTTCTTATCACGTACACATTCCATGAACTCGTCAGTAACACCAATAGAGATATTAAAGGCCGTAAGCTCAGTGCTATTTTGTTTAGCGTGGATGAACTCTTCAATGTCTGGATGATCTACACGTAAGACACCCATCTGTGCGCCCCTACGATGCCCTGCACTGCTCACAGTCTTACATAGGCTATCAAAGATACGCATGAAGCTAATTGGGCCTGAGGCTTGACTACCTAGGCTCACAATCAAGCTGCCTTTAGGCCGCAAGCGTGAGAAGTCGTAACCTATGCCACCACCCTTACGCATTGTCTTCCCAGCTTCCTTAGCTCCATCCATGATACTGTTGAAGTCATCCTCAATAGGTGAACTAACGAAACAGTTGAATGCTGTGGTAGCCGTAGGCGAACCAATGGCTAACTGTGTCCTACCGCCACCCATGAAGCGTTGCTCTAATAGGATTGTACGTAAGGCATAGAAGTGTTCTTCACTATCTGACAAGGTACTAGCAAAGCGGTTCTGAGCTTCCTTGAAGGACTCACCTTCCATACGATACTTAGTTGCATGCACCTCTTGGCTTAGGCGTGTCTGTGGCCCTTCTACAGTATCAATCACAGGTTCACTCCATTCTCTAGCTTCCAGATGAAGTACATGTCAGGGTGCATTAGCTCCTTCATGATAACCTCAATACTCACTACTGTGCGTAACATAGCCACATAGTCCTCAGCATCCAGATAGGACTCAATGGAGTGCTGCGTTAACTCTGCTTTAATGTCTGCGTGTAGTTGGTCTAAACATGTAACACCTACCTGTTCTACTTGTACTTCGTTCAATTTAAGTTTCATAATTACTTCTCTCAGGTTAGTGTATTTTGTTTAAATTCTCACGGACTTCATAGTCCACAATTTCAATCGTTTCTATAGCAGTCTCCTGCCGTACTGCTGTTATAAGTTGGTCATAAGCAGAGTCAAAGGCATCCTCTTGACTCTCTGCTACTAAGGTCACAGTGGTTGTCACCTCTGCAACTAGGCTTACCTCGTACTCTGCTAACATTAGACATCTTCCCATGTTGTACCACGTTGTGCTAATTGCACTGCGGTGTTAAAGTCACAATCGAATCCCTCCATAATGATGAAGAAATGCTCCATAAACATCATCTTGCTATCCCTCCAGTTCAGCTAGCTCTAAGGTTAAGTTTTCAATACGTTGTAAGTAGTAGTTGTTGAACCTATCATCACGACCATTCAAGGCGTGAGTGTAGTTCTTTACTTCATTTACTAGGTACTCTTTCTTCTGTGCAACAGCTACTTTCTCTTTCAACGTCATCTTAGTCATTACTCTGCGTACTCTCCAGTTCTAATTAATGTGGTCAACTCCACAGCCCTTTGGCCTACCTGACTAGCCCACATGCTATCCATAAATTCATCTGCACATAGCTCCCAGTCCTGATCTTCGGCTGCTGCTAATGCTTTCTTGAACTTCATGAACCTAGGTAAGCCAAGGTTAAAGCATATGTTTACGAGGGCATCCATTCGTTGCCACTCCATATGCTCAACCCAAGGGATAGAGTTTACCAGTTCTTGCTCCACCCTGTCAACATCATTCTGTAATAAATATGTAATTTCCCTAGGACTCAAACCTAAGCCCCCACTGGGGTCGATATTTCTACCGACTCCTATAGTTAGCTTCCCGACAGTATCGGTATAAGCATGGCTCTCACTCCCTTCATGCTTTATTAGCATATCTAGTAGTTTACTCATATTAAACATCCCTCTGGTATTAAACCATAGCCCATAAGCACACCAATGCCGTACATGGCAAGAGGTATTAGTATTTCATAACCCTTCATTTGTTGCCTACCTCGTCTTTAGTCATCTTACAGTAGTCCAACTGTATCTGTAGACAGTGCAGAGCTTTCTCCACATTCTCTTGGTGGTTACCTTTGTCGCGTGTGAGATACTTATTTACCTTGGTATACACTGCTGCCTGCAGACCTTCATAGCCAAAGTTCTTATAGGTTATCTCAAAAGGTTGTATACCTTGGTTCTTATAGTGATCACCACCTACTTGCGACTCTAAAGCACTTTGAGTGTAGATACCTTGGTAGTTAGGTGGCGCATCATACGCTTCCTCTAAACCCCAAGTCTTCTTTATATCATTAACGGACATCCATAGCCTCCTCAAATAAACTCATATTCTTCATGACCTGATCTTCATACCTATCAACTAACGACTCTGATGTTATTTCTAATATTTCACATAGCATATCAACATCATAGTGCTTTAGTATCTGTTCCTTTAGTTCTTCATACGTCATAATTATTTCTCTACTCTTGTAGGTAATGTAGCTAGATGCTCAAGCAGCTTATCAACAGTCTTCATTGTGAAGTGTTGTAGCCCTTCCTTCTCACACCACTGCCCTAGGTTCATCTTAGCGCCCTTCCTAAGGCGCTTACGTGAGTCAGTGAACACAAAGATCAAAGGCCTATCTATTTCATCACGGATAGCCTTGTACTTCTGTGTGTCTCCAACCCTAAAGAAGCCCTTGGTTTCTATCATAGC